GACCTATGCCCGCGCCGTAAACATCACCGGCGAAGATGACCTAATAGATAGGCAGTTAGAAGCGTCTACGCGATACGTAGAGACCTACATAGGTCAGAGCTTGAATGAAAACCGAATGCAGGCGATCCTCTGGGACTTTGACGATGACCGAGACATGGACGCCGGAGAACTTAGATACGTGCTGCCGATGGGTCCAGTAAGCTCTATTACTTCCGTAGTAGGTCAGGACCTGGAAGGGGCAAACACTACCCTAACAGCTGACGAGGATTATTATCTACTAACCGGCGGGCGGCTTCGCATTCCATCGCCTACGGCCTACTCTACTTATACGGTTAATTATGTGGCCCAACTGTCCTACGTTACCGAGAACGTAAAAGAGGCTATTATTAAGATATGCGCCGAGCTGTACCAGAACCGAGGCATAAGCGTAACGGGTACTATTGTAAGTAACCTTAAGGCGGATCTAAACAGCCTGCTGGCTAAGGAACGTACTAAGCTGTTTCTATGAATCCAGGGTTACTAAATGAGCAAGTAACGTGCTACGCCTACACTACTCAGGCGGATAGTATGGGCGGCTTCCGTTCTAAGGAGTCTGTAAGTTTTACGGACTGGGCGAACGTCAAGCGGTTAGGCAGTAGTAAGAACGCGGACGATGCGCGAGTACTGAACGTGGCCAGGTATGAAATTACCATGCGTTCCCGCTTGGATTGGTCGGGAGATATAGACGGCCCAGACTTTCCCAGCGATGTATTTAAAATAGAGTATAGAGGCAGAAGCCTGAGCGTAGACGGTCCAGCCATAGAGGGACCAGATAGGGCCTTTGTAACTTTCCAAGCAGTAGAGCGGCAAGCGTAGTGCGTATAGAGTTCAAAGTAGACCAGCGCGAAATAGACAAGCTCATGCGCGACCTATCGGCCTACGGGGGCCGAGTGGCTAAGAAGATAGAGCAGGAAACCGGGTACGCTGCCTTAGAGGTTCAGCAGTTAGCAGCACGTAAAGCGCCTCACAACCTGGGCCGGTTAGGTTCATCTATTCAAGTACAACGCCAAGCGCGATCCGTTAAGATTAGCAGAAGGCTCAGGGGCCAAGCTGCGCGGGTTACTTATATCGTAGGAACGGCTTTGAAATATGCGGCCGCTGTAGAGTTCGGGAGCGTTCCACATTGGGCGCCTATAGCACCGTTAAAGCAATGGGCTAAGCGAAAGTTAGGAGACGAGGGCGCGGCCTACGCTGTTCAAAAGACTATAGCCAAGAAGGGTACAAAGCCTCAGCCATTTCTAAGACCGGCCTATATGAAAGTTATACCTGGATACAAGAAGAAGATTAAACGCATACTTAGATTCGTTAGATGAAGGTAGGGGTATGGATGCCGCTGTACGGCCGTCCGTTAGTTCTTAGAGCTGCTTTAGAGAGTTTCAAGGCCATGCGTATAAGGTGGCGAAATATGGGCATAGAGTTAGAGCTATGCGTAGGCTGGTCTTTGCCCGATGACCTTACCCAAGTGGTAAACCATTACGGCTACCCTTATGCTTCTGTATTCGCCGAGAATGACCCTTTAAGCTATAAGCAGGAAGCTATTTTAGATATAATGCGCGGGCGGTTTGACTACTATTTACAAATAGGCTCGGACGATGTGTTTATAGAAGAGGCAGACATTTATTACGAAGAGGCCCTAACCAGAGGGGTACAGTATGTTGGGTGTAGATCCGTTTACTTTATAGAGCCGAGTACCCAGAGGGCAGTTAGTACAGCTATGACACATACAAGCGTAAATAGCGTCTTTGGTGCCGGTAGGCTATGGAGCGCCGCCGCTATGGATAAAGTCTTAGAGAACGGCCCTATATGGCCCAAGGCTATGAATAACCAGCTGGACCTACTGAGCGAAAAGCAATTCAAGGCCGCCGGGGTATGGATGGAAACCTTCGAAGAAGAACGGCCCTTTATTGTGGACATTAAGAGCGAGACAAATATTTGGAAGTTCAAGAAGTACCAGAACGAACGAGCCGAGGACTATAAAGAGATAGTAGGACGGATGGACAAGGGGGCGCGGGCCGCCGTAAATTTGTTACATGAAGTTAGCGCAGGGGCAAATACTTAAAGCGGTTTATACGCTACTTAAAGACAAGGTACTGGCCCCGGAACTGGCGGGAGCCTATAACCTTAACTACGTCCAGCGCGTAATAGATGACGGCGGGAGCATTATAGTAAGTACTTGTTTCAGCGACAATACAAGCCTAACGGGTTCTTATATACCTGCCTACACTTCACAAACTCCAACCTTTGCGGATAAGGCTTATATCTTTATCTATGGTCTAAACACAAACGAGACCGGGCCGCAAGATGAGTTTATATACGAGGTTGCTATATCTGTTAAATGTGCAATAGTAGCCGAGCGGACCAGCATAAGCGCCGAGGATCTAAATAACTTCGGGGACACCGTAGCGGATCTTATGCAGCCTACTACTTTTGACAGTATAACAGTAACCGGCTTTAACATCGTTACTCAGCAATTAGAAGCGGTAAACTATGTACTGCCTGAGGTCCAGGACAGCCGTTACGAATGGTCTGTAACTTTGGACTGGCTTGTAAGGGTTGAAGAGATTTAATACATTCGCCGCGTAGCTTTCTCATATCGGGTTACTTTTAGGTTTTGAAGGGTCTCAGGAGTGAGGCCCTTTTTTGTTTCTGCCTAATTTTGTACCATCTAAAAACTCTACATAATGGCGAAAATAGACGGCCGTTTTATACGCCTTGAATTTGGCGCAGGAACATTTCTTAAAGGGGTAACTACCTCCAACGTATCACTGTCTGCGGACATGATCGATGCTACTAACTACGAATCTAACGGGTCTAAAGACTACTTGGCTGGGGAAAAAGGCGGGACGATCTCGGCTACTTTCCTTTTTGATCCGGACGTAAGCTCAGCAAACTTCGGGGATATCTTCGATGCTTGGGAGGGTGGTACTTCTACCGCTTACGTTTACGGCCATGCGTCTACTGGTTCGGAGGTTCTAACGGGTTCCTGCCTTGTATCTACTTTGGACTGGGACGGTCCTAAGAACGAGGTAAGCACTTGTACGGCTACTCTTCAGATCACCGGCGCAATCGTCCGCGATGTCGCAAGCTAAAGTTATATGGAATAACGGCGCATCCTTGCACCTGGGCGAAATTCTGGGGCATGAGTACGTAGACGAAACCTACAAAGCTCTAAGCGATGCGCTCGTATATTTCCAAAAGGTCCGGGAGGCGGAAGAGGACAAACGAATAGCCGCCGCACGGGTCAAGCTATCGGACTGGAAAGGGTTTGCCGCTATTTATTTAGCTGCTCACCTTGCCTACTGCGATGATGCGAAAGACACACCAGAACACGACTTAAACAGCGCTTTAGGATATGTACAAGCTCATCCTGCTGCTATCGTTGACGTGCTTGTTATGGCCGTCAACACCCTACCGAAAGCTACGGAAGAGGACACGGGGGAGGCAGTAGCCTAACGTGGGAGGACTTGCTAAACCTCGCCTGCGGGGATTTGGTACTACGGGAGGCTGAATTTAAGTCCATGACGCACCGGGAGTTTATGCGCCGGGCGTTGGGCCATCAGCGGCGCGAAGAAATGGAGTGGCACCGATGGCGTATGGGTATTTGCTATATGGTAAACATCCAAGCGAGCAAGGGCCACACTATAACGCCGCAGGACGTTATTAAATTACCGATGGATGCGGGCGAGGTAGACGGCATAGATAAGGACACGAAAGAGGCGCTAAAACAATTTATGCGGAATGGCTAATACTATAGGCGAATTAAATGTAGAGATAGGCGCCGACTTAGATAAGTTAGAGCGGGGGTTAGAGGATATCGAAAAAGGCGTAAAGGGTACGGGCGAGAAGGTAAAAAGTATCGCTGCTCAGTCCTTTGGTAAGGTGGCCGGAATCATTGCCGCCGCTTTCTCTGTTCGTGCTATCGTACAATTTGGCCAGGAAGCCGCAGACTTAGCCGCAAGAGCTGAGGGGGTACGGGCTGCCTTTGAACGCCTTAATAAGCCCGATTTATTAGCCAACCTTAGAAGAGCTACAAGGGGAACCGTAACGGACGTAGAGTTAATGCGCCAAGCGGTCCGCGCTCAAAACTTCCAAGTACCCTTAGAGCAGTTAGCTACCTTTTTCGACTTTGCTACAAGCAGAGCAGCGCAAACGGGCGAAAGTGTAGACTACTTAGTAGATAGTATCATAACAGGTATAGGCCGTAAGTCTGTACTGGTTATGGATAACCTGGGCATAAGCGCCGTAGCCTTACAAGAAGAGGTTAAGAAAATCGGGGACTTTGGCGAAGCCGCAGGGATCATTATCCAAAAAGAATTAGGTAAGGCTGGGGAAGTGGCTACTACTGCGGCGCAGGAAATAGCAGCACAAAGGGCCGAGCTTGAGAACATGAAAACGGAGATAGGGGAGAACCTAATACCCGTACAACTTGCATACAACAGAGCACTATTAGAAGGAAGCCGTATTCTCGCGAACTTTAACCTTGAATTTTTTGAAAACTTCACTATAGCACCTTTGAAGCTGAGTGAAGAGAATTTCGATGCTTTGGCCAAGGCTATGGGCCGGGTTCTTACCGCTCAGGAGAAGGGTAAGATTTTAGCCAACGGCTTTACGGAGGAGCAGCGGGAAATGATTAAGGCCATAAAGGACGGCACATTCGATTTTGAGGCGTATAAAAAGGCTCAAGAAGATTTGAATAAAGCGCAGGAAGACGGCGCAGACACGGGCGAGAAGTTAGAGGACTACCTAAAGCGCATTAACGACCAGCTTAAGGAAAAGAGGTCTTTAGAAGAGTTTACCAAGGACATGGAGGCTTTAAACGCTGAAATGCAATCTTTAGTAATGGGGGATGCTGGCGAGGCGTTTAGAAAATTGCTGGGAATGGATTTTAAGCCTATTGATTTAGGCGATTTGGCGGAAATAGGATTAGATGAAGAAGAGGGCATAATGGACCCGGCTACAGCATCCTTAGACCGATATACTGCGGGTCTTGCTGTGGCGGCTGATGCGGCTAACCTATTCGGCGGGGTTTTGCAAAGCTCTTTCGATGCGGCGTTAATGGGAGGGCAAAACTTTTTCGATGTATTCGGGAAAGCACTAAAGCAAATGATAGCCCAACTTGCAGCGGCGGCGGCTTCTGCCTTAGTTCTGTCTACTATCATAAGCGTGTTTACTGGTGGAGGTATAGGCGGTACTTTTAAAAAGATGTTT